CATACTCGTTGTCATCATCGGAGATGTTGTTCGCCATCGGTCCGCCGTCCGCGTTGACCTCGGCGGGGACGCCGGCAATATCTCCTGCGCCGACCTCGTTGAAGGGTGTATCGGAGGGGTCGGTCTCCGTTTCGATCCATGCAGTGAAGAAGCTCTGCACCAGCGCCGCCATCAGCTCGGACTCCGTATAGCGCCGAAGCTGGAGCAGCGGCTCGATGACCTGCGCCAGATAAGGAACGCCGCGGTACTGGTCCGGGCGCTCACTGTCCATGATGTGGAGAATGTTCGGCAGGCCGGTCTTGGCGCCGTAGGCCTCAACACGCTGCCACTTCTGCGGCTCGCTGGTGATCTGGTGCGGGTAGGTGTTGCTGATGTGATAGGCGACCACGCGGCCGTTGCCATCCACCTCCACGCCGTCGTAGACCTTGTGTCCTGCGCCGGGCTTTCCCTCGGGGATCTTGCCCTCCACGAAGCCGCCGATGGTGACACCGCCGCCATATTCGCTTGGCGTGCAGGCGCGGTCCGCCTCCACGATGTGTAGCCGCAGGGTATAGGGGTTTAGTGGTGTTGCCGGGTATCGCTTGACCAGCGCGAACACGTCGCCGCTGAGCAGCCACGACTTCAAGGCGAGCTGCTGCAAACTCTCAAAATTGTTCAGGCCCAGCGCGTCGCAGTTCTGCTTTTTCCCTGCCCACAGCCGGAATTCCATCTCCGCCGCGTGCTGCCACTTCTTCGCCGCCTCCGGGGAGATGCCAAGCACCTCGCGGTCCACGGACGCTTTGAGCGTCAGCCCCGTCCCGATGACCTTGGTGCGGTTGGTATTGATCGCCGCCGTAGCCACCGGCGCGGCCATGTAGAGCATTCGCGCCCTCTGCCGCAGGGTGGCGTTGTTGCGGTTGATGTCCTCATTGGGAGCGCCGCTGTCCGGAACAAATCCCTTGAGCGCCCGCCGCGTCAAGCTGGCCCCGGCTTCGCTGTACCCCTTCGCCTGCGGCGCGGCTGCGCGGCGGCGGTCTTTCTTGTTGCTCAATGCTTATCGCCTCCCGTTTTCGGAATAAAAAACAGGCCGCCCGGCGGCGAAAGGAGCAAACTCCGCCGGACTGCCTGTGCAAAAAGCCCTTTCGGGCGCTTTGCCGGTATCATTTTCGTGACCTCACGAAAAAGGTCACCAGTCGCGTGGAACGATGCCGAAAGCCTTTCTCGGCTTGCGGCCGTTCAGCTCCGCTAAAAGCTCATCGACCTTCTTCTCAGCGTCCTCGATCTCGTCCTTCAGATCAGGCAGGTCGAAGCGCGTCAGCTCGCGGTCGTCGATGACATAGCTTTTTACGCCGCCGTCCACAAGAGCCAGATATGCGGCGCGCAGCTTTGAGAGGGCACTCTGCCAGAAGTCCAGCCGCGCCCGCAGTTCAACTTTATCCATATCGGACACCTCACCAATCGTCGTAGTATTTCTTTCCGCTTCTGCGCTTCGGCCTCTGCTTGGCGGCGGGAGGCGGCATGACAGGCGTTGCAACAGGGGCAGGAGCGCGTTCGCCGCCCGCCTCCTTTAGCCGCCTGTCTATCTCGTCCAGGTTCTTAGGAAGCGCCTTGAACGCCGCCAGCGCATAGTTGCGGCAGTCCAGCGCCTCGTTGCGCTCGTGGCCGGGGATCTTCTTCCACTGCCACGGCTGCTTTTTGTTGGGGTCGTAGACCTTGACCTCGGAGAGCAGCCCTGTGAAGTAGCCGGAGCCGTAGTCATCCCGCTTGGGGAAGTGACAATATTTCGCGCCCGGCGTCTGTACGCGCAGGTTGTCCATGATGACCTCCTTGCCGGAGTCAACGCCGATCTGGTATTGCCAGCAGGTGCCGACCGCCGTCTGCTTGATGATGATCTTCTGCTTTTTCGGCGGCGCGGTGTAGGGCTTATCGCTGCCGGGCATACCCTTGATGCAGAACACCTTTTTGCCCAGCCGCGCCCGGCACTGCATACGGACCTCCTGCGTGAAGTGTCCGCCCTCGTCCACAAAGGACATTGACATTTTCAGCCCCACGCCGTTTTCAAAGCGCAGAACGCGGTCAAATACCAGCTCGTCTAGCTGCGCCCATACGGCATCGTCGTCGGGCCGTCCCATGATGATGCCTTTCTCAATGCCCCAGGTCTCACCAAAGTGGCCGTGGCCGACGATCTCATATTCCATGCGGTCGTCCTGGGTATCGACACCGGCCGTCAGAACAAGCACGCCCTCCGGCAGCTCAGCCGGGTATTCCTCCCGGCGCGCCATCAGACTGTCCTCGTCCTCCAGGTCTCCGCGATCCTCCCACAGCTCGCCGAAGCAGGTGTTGTAGACGACCTGCATCTTGCGTGTACTGCCGATGGCGTTCAGGTATTTCAGAATGATGGATTCCCAGCTCGCCCACTGGCTGACAAAGGCGTTCAGCCAGAACGAGCGCGTGCCCTGCTCATAGGCAGCGGGGTTGTCCGCCTCCCATCTTGCCGGGGCGCGCTTCATTTCCGCCTCGGTGGAGATGCAGCCGCAGCCGGGGCAGGCATAGCAGACGCTGCGGACCTTGTAGGTCTTTTTCCCCGCGACGATAATCTCGTCGTGCTCAAAGCGGATGTCCGCCCATTGTATCTCGTGATACTCGCCGCAATGAGGGCAGCGGGATTTCCACCGCTCCATCGTGCCTGTCGCGTAGGCAGCTTCAATGGCGCTGGCGTTTTTGACGGTGGGTGTGGACACCTCACCGCTTTTCGCGTTGTAGAATGTCGTCTGCCGCGCCATCGCCAGATCCCACGGGTCGCCCTCGTTGCCGGCGGACAGCGCCCAGCGGTCGCGCTCGTCACCCAGCACATAGCGGATGGGCTTTGACGCCAGAGCGTGGGCCTCGGTGGAGCCGCACATCGTGAGGATGCCTCCGGGGTAGGTCTTTTGCAAAATGGTGTTGCCGCTGTCGCGGCTCTTGGGGTCGCTGACCTTCTTTCTCAGCGTGGGGCAGTCGCGGATCATCGGCGCGATGCGGAGCTTGGAATACTCCTTTGCGTCAATGGTGGTAGGGTGGACAAACAGGATCGAGCCGGGGTCCTGGTCGATCACATAGCCGATGCAGTTATTGAGAAATTCAGACTTACCGACCTGGGACGCAGCCACCATGACGATGTGCCGTATCTTTGGGTCGGTCCATGCGTTCATCGGCTCGCGGAGATAGGGGGTGCGCTCGGTGCGCCACGGTCCGGGCTCTGCGGCGCTCTCGGCCGACAGGCGGCGATTCTGCTCCGCCCATTCGGTCACGGTCAGGTCGTCTGGCGGGAGCATACCGGCCATCGCCTTGGCGATGACCTTGTTCAGCCGGACGGCGGCGAGCCTACTCGTCATCGCTGTCACGCTCCGACCAGTCGCGCCGTTCTCTCACGCGCTCCTCGTATTTCTTGGGGTCGTAGTGATACCCGGCCAGCTCCCGCATGACCTTGCTGACCTCTTTGCGGATAACCTCGGACGCCTCGGCGGGCGTGGACACAGCCGCTACATCGACGGCCAGCCGCCCCGGCAGCGCATTGAGCGCGCCGCGAATGGTGTAGACCAGATCCTCCGTCAGCGCGGCAACGTCCTCCGCACGGTGCATGGTGCCTTTCAGTTCCTCGGCCTCCAGCTTGGCGATGGTGGCCTTGGACGCCTTCATCGTCGTTTCCGCCACGCGGCGGGTCTTCTCCAGCTTCTTATCCTCTTCGTCCATCGGGCCGTCGGACAGGAACTTAACATACCGCTGGACGGAATCGGCCAGCCGGAAGCAGCCCTTGCGGCAGGTTGGTATCGTGCCGTCCTGCGCCATCTGCTGCACCCGCCGGGCAGACACGCCCAGCACCGTCGCCAGCTCCGTCGTGCTGACCTCGCTCTCGTCTGTGATTTTTTGCATACGGTCAGACATTGCGCGTCTCCCCTTTCTGCATGCTTGCAATTGCTCACAAGATATGCTAAAGTAAAACGAGACGCATCAAGACACATCAAAACAAGTTAAAATGCGTTGCCCTTCCTATGGAGGATGCAAAACCCTGACCGCTGCAACGGTCGGGGTTTTCTTTTTTGCAGAGCGTATCAGCAATACAGGGCTCACCGGAATTGCACCGGAGCGCCCGCAGCTGGTACCAGCAGCTGCAGGCGAGACCCTTACCCTGTTGTGGTCTTATATTTACAGGAGGCGTGAAATCTTTATCGAACTCCCGGGCGTTTCCGCACGGAAGTGATAAAGCAAGACAGAGATGTTGCGGCAGATACCGCCGCAGGTGCCAAACTTTGCACCAAAATCAAACGAGGAAGCGTAACGAAATGCCCGATTTTCCCATTGGTAACTATGCGTTTTTCGGGGTCGGCGAGCCCGCGGCGTGTGGGGCGGGGGTCGTCACAGTACCTTTTGCCGTCGTCGCCTGTTGCAACGCATTTCCCCGCCCTCAGCGCGACGATGCCGAGAGGGGGAGGGAGCAACACGGCCAGACGCAGATACGCCGCTCTCGTGCGATGTATGCGCCTGGCTGTGGTATTGTGTTATAACTTCGTCAGCAATTCCGCATGGCTATACCCCTTAACGCCCTTGGTCATCATGCCGAGGAAGTCATCACGCGAGAAATCAGAGAGCCGGAATACTTCTTCGGGTTTCATTCCGAGCTGTTTGCCGATCTCCTGAACGGACTTGCCCTCGTCCAGCAGCCGCTTTACGATGGCTTTCATCGGCTCAAGCAGATGTGTACCACGAGCGCGGTTGTGTGTGACGGTGCCGTAAATATCCTCGGTCGCGTCATCATGCCGCACGATCACCACCGGCACCTTGCCTTTGAGCATGGTGTGCAGCGGCTCCTCTCCGGCCACGGTCCAGCGGTGAAAGCCGTCGATGATGGTGTAGTCGGGACGCACGACGATGGGAAGCGTCCAGCCATTGGTCATGATCGATTGCACCAGCAGTTTCAGATTCTCACGGTTGACCTTGTTGGGGTTGTAGTCATTGGGCTTGAGCTGCTCCCGGTCTACCCATTGCAGGGAGGATAACGGGGCGAACAGATCCGCGTCAGCCATTTGCCTCACCTCCCTTCCGGAAGCGCTTGGCGTAATCGGCGTAGGCGCAGGATATGTCCTGATAGATGGCGCGCAGGGTGCGGAGCTTGGGATCGCCAGCAGTCAGACCGCCGTACATTTTCTTGTAGTCGCGCGGCCGCGCCATTCCGTCCATCTGAATGAACATCTTGCGGTACTGCTTGGCGATCTTGCGCTTATGCTCCGTGTTGAAGAAGTCTCCCGGACGGACGAACAGCATCTCCTTCAGGAGCGCACGGTAGTCCTTGGTGTCCTCGCCCTCCAACTCCCGGCGCCTCCTTGTGGTGCGGTGGAACATTTCGCTGTCCCAGTACAGCATGGCAAGGTAGGCGTTCGGCTCGCGCCGAAGGACGCGCTCCATGAGAGATGGGTCGTATTCGCCCAGGTGTACCAGCACGGGTACGGTATCAACGGAGAAGAACTGCGACACGCGCAGCTGATTCCGATTGACGCCGACCTGATACATCTGCAGGTAGACCTCGGGGACTTCAATGCGCTGGTCTCGCAGGTACAGCCAGACGTCCGCCGTCTTCCAGTCGTAGATGGGATAGATGGTGTTCGTGCCGGTGATGCCCTTTGCGCCCATATTTAGTGCCGCCATGTATTGGAGCCGCTGAATGGACTCTGCCGCGCGGACGCCGGTGATCATGATGCCGTCCATCGTCACGCGGGGCAGGAAGGATTGATAGTTGTCGATCCTTGGCCGGAGCTGCGGGTGATTGCGGATGGCAAAGGGCGGCGGCTGCCGCACCCAGACATCGCGCTTGCGTCGATCCCAGCAGACAAAGGTTTCATCGCTGGACAGCTCATTGAGACAGCTGAAATGCTTGACCTCGATGCACCACCATTGAAACTTGGCGCCGGCAAGCAGGAACTTCTTCCGCCACGCCTTGGTCGTTGCTTCAATGGAATCGAAGATTGCCTCCTCGTCCACGAAAAGGACGGTCAACTGCGAGGGATTGATCTCTCCAGCCTGGATCAGCTTATAGGTCAGGTCGGCGAGAACGATGCTGTCCTTGCCGCCGGAAAACGAGAGGTATACGGGGACGCCGTTGGAAAATACATTCTTGATCCGCTGGCGCGCCGCAGTCACAACGTCGATGTCTGAGCTGA